CATGCTACCCTCAAACGATACAAAGGATTCTACCTCTGCACTATCCGATACATTTGTAATGTAGGCTTGTCCATAGTCATCATAACCATTCCCTCTACTAATCTTCCAATCTATCAAAGTGCGTTGTCTTTTTAGATTCCTAATACTAGCATAAGATACAACATTACCAAAGTTAATATCGTCTGTTACTAACCCTGCAAATGATATACTATATCTCTGCATCGTAGGTCTTGACGATTCCCACCCTGCATCTTGTCTAGTTGTTGTGTTTAGCATATCTACCTCCTCGTTGTGTTTAGCATATCTACCTCCTCATTAAATGAGTTTGATGTCAAGCATCCGATAGGTGTGTAAATACCATCTATCTTAAAGTATAACAACTCAATATCTCCGTTAATAAACCCCATAACACAAAAATACAATTTATTAAATTAACCCCTAATCGTTGGCTCTACCACGTTACCATAGTCCTTAGTGTATTGATAGTCTAAGTCCGTTATGTCATCTCCATAAATTTGTCTTAGTGTCATTGCTACCACGTTTTCTCGTGTGTCATAATCCCACTCTACAAACATAAACTTACAAGGAAATCCATCTTTGTCGTTTATTCCATCTATTGCTACTACATTGTCATAAGGTATCACTCCGTAAATATCTCCGTTAAACAACCTACTAGGTAGTTGATTCATTCGCATGATTTCCGTACCCATTAATCTTAAAATAGGTACATTATCGGCAAAGGTCTTTCTAGTCCATTCCGTTGTAGGTGTTATTGTATCGGCTTTGTACAATGTACCTACAAACAAGTCCGATGCGTTATCGGCAGTAAACACCTCTTTTACGCTATCCACTTTAGGGTTAGGATTGTCTAACCTTTGGAAAGTGTGGTTTTCTCCTACTTCGGATAGTGTACCCTCCTCTGCTAGACTAACATTGACACTCGTAAATTCCATGTCGAATTTAACCCTCTCAAATGTTTCGTTACCATTTTGATCCTCTACGGGATATTCATTAGCCACGGGAGTTCTAATGTAAACAACTAAATCGCCTAACTCTGGCAATGGTGCAGTCGTATCAAACCCAAACACACCACTATCAGCAAAAAAGTCAAAACTAAAACCATCTTGTGATTCAGACCACCCACCATCATTCATTAGGTAATACGTTTTGGTAGCACTCTCTAATGTTATTCTAAAGTAAGCACGACCACCTACATACTCTCCTAACGATACGTTTCCGACCTTGTAACTAAACTTAATATCTAGTATTAAACCCTCTAAGAGTCCATCTACGGGAGCAGAATATAAATTATTTACAATACCACCAGTTGAACCACTATTAGTGTCTGAATCGGCTAAAATAGTAGCACCATATCCAGGGTTTTTTAATGTTACACCCTCAACTATTACCCACTCATCCATAGTAACACCATCTGCACTATAAAAGTCGTAGTTATCTATAAATGATTTTCTTAACCCGTACTTGTAGTTGATTCTATAACCACCTAAACTACCCTTGAAACTAATAGTTTGGTTTGCGTTACAATGGTGTGGGTAGAATCCTTTTATTTCACTACCTAAAGTTGTATCTACACTTTGTCTATAAAGGTAGTTAGGTCGCACTATTTTCCACTCTGTACCCTTTGATATTAGTACTGCATTATAAGTGTCTAAGATGTCCTTAATAACCTCCTCACAAGACATTATAGTTTGTTCTTTGTCATCCTTTCTATATCTTTCGGTAATTACATAAACATTGTCTAAAACATCTAGGTTATCTGCAAGACCTTTGTATTTTATATCTATTGACGTGTTTAGTGTTTTAGTTATCCCACACCTTGCAAGTGCGTTAGTTAATACATCCTTTTGCGTCATCTTACCCAAGAAAGGCAGTCCGTTACTATCTACAAAGGCTAAGTCTTTAAGAAAACCTAAACCATCGACTACATCAAAAGATACTTGCCATTTGTCCTCTACAAATGATTCAAAGTAACCCTCACTATTCAAGAACCCTTGAAACTCTATCACACCATCTCTAGTGTAGATAACCTTAAAAGTCCTCTCTAACTCGTTGTAAAGGTCTGAAAAGTCCATCTCCTGGTCTGCATCCATCTCTATCTTTAACCCTGCCCCTCTAATCGGCTCTAGTACGTCATCCGTAGTAGAGTAAGACATAAATGCACGACCATTGACAAACGTACCACTACCCGAGAAACTCGGATCGTCAATGCTTATGCTATGCGTTACTCCCTCGATGTCATCGTATTGTATTATGTATTTAACCATTATGTAAAAAGTAAATTGTTTGTACCTCCTAGAGATTTATTACGTTTAAGTGTGTTGTTTAGTACTCCGACTAGTTTAGTGCCTTGTATCTCAAAGACTACGTTACCACTCCCCATTCCACCACTTGAGTAGTTAGACGAGGAGTAACGAGAACCACTTGAGCCAGTACCACCAACATCTCCAGAGGATGCGTTACCACCACTACCACCAATAAGTCCACTCTTAGCAATACCTCCAAAAGCACCACCAACAATAGATAAGATAGAGCCTAGTTTTATCGCTGCTAGTCCCGATGCAATTAATGCTGGGCCTACTAATGTAGCAAGAGCCATATCTAACTTACCTTTTGCTACTGCTACTGCACCATATTCTATAAGTGCCTTTCCTAACTTACCAAGAAACTGACCGAAAGATGCTAATAATGATTGACCTAATGCACCTATAACACTTTGCCCACTCGTCATTGCCTCACCTATTGATGAGAATAAACTGCTTATAGTATCGGATATCGCACCTCCCATAAGACCAGAGATACCATTAGCAAACTCTTCTACCTCAGCAGCAACTCCCGTAATATCCTCTGTTAGTTGCTCTATTGGATCGGTTTTGTATTTTGGCTCAAAGTCTATTGTAGGCTCAATCTTTATTTCTTCGCCATTAAAACCCGTAATACCAGTCTTTAACTTTGCTAACTCTAAGTCAAACCAACTTCCAAAACCCGAATCAAAATTAAACTTAAATGGATTTTTCTTTATTTTCGTAGTGACACCTCCGTTACCATTTTCACTACCACTATCTCCGAAGTTGGTTAATAGGTCTGGTACTTTTACTTGTGATTCTAGGTCGGTTATTTCCTTAGTTACTTTTAATAACTGCTCTTTAAGTTTAACCTCCTCATCTAAAGACTTGTTTACTTTCTTTAAACCTAACTCTCTTACCTTTCCTTGTTCTATTAAATCTAACTCGGCTTTTGACCTCTCATAAACTGCACTACCATAAGCAGCCTTTACTCTTCTATTTGCAGCCTTTACTTTTTCAGCAGCAACCTCTTTGTTTTGAAACTCTTGTTCGGCAGTTATCGCTTGGTTTATTCTTAGCCTTTCCTTTTCCTTGTCTGTAATTAAGTCGGATGTGGCTTGTGCTTTTGCCTTTGCTATTATAGCACCCTTTAAATTTTCGTAAGATGTCGTTAAACTAATTCGTCTTAGTCTTTTTTTCTGTCCTCAATAGGTTTAGTTAAGTCGGTTGCAGCCTTAAACAATAACCTAGTTTTCACTAAGTCGTCAGCAGATGCTTGACCTGCATTATACCTTGCTCTTGAAAGTCCGTTTAACGCCTCTATTTGCTTATCTATCGACTCTGTTAGTTTGTCTTGCTCGGCTTTTGCGTCTTTAGTTCCACTAATAAATCCTTTTATCTCATCTCCATAGACTGTCAATAGAGATACTAATGTAGAGATAGCAAACAACACACCTCCTGGACCTGCTAAACTGCTTAACATAGCCTTTAACGCAGCACTACCACCACCAGTAGCCTTAGACAAATAACCAAACTGCGATACTAATTGCGTGATGTTGTTACCTACTCCTTGAATACCATAAGGTGCATCTTGTATAACCCTACTAAATTCTTGTAATGCAGGTGTAGCATTGGCACTCGTAGTCTTGCCGACTTTCTTCATACCCTTACCCACTTGGTCTTGAACATTATCTAACTTAATCAAAGCATTTGTTTCTTTATTAATGCTTTGTGTAAGTCTTTTTATCTCGGCTCTGTTCTTTGTAGATTGTTGGTAGTATTCTTTTTCGGTGCGAATACCATTTTTGTACTCTTTGTCTAGTTTCTTTTGCTCGTTCCTTAACCTATCTAATTCCTTTTGAGATTTAGCAATCCCTTTCGTTAAGTCATCTACATTAACACCTACTTGTATTTCTAACTTATTATCTGCCATTTTGTGCTTTTTGTTGGTTGTAATTATTATCTGCCATTTTGTGCTTTTTGTTGGTTGTAAACTTCTTTTGCTTTTAATATTCTCTCCAACATTTTATCGTTCATTTTTACCTTTTTCTTGCGTTCTAAAGGCATAAACTTTTCTTTTGATGGTATCTTTTTAGGATTGAGATGCGAACCCACCAACGATGCGTGTGCTATCTCTCTGACCTTATACCATTCGTTCTTCTCCATTCTTTTGTAGGCATATAATCTAATTAAAAACTCCGACCAACTCATACGCAAAACGTAGTCATAAGTCGGAGTATTAAGTTCTCCAATAGCAAAAGAGATAACATCAACTGCCCAATCTATTTTTTTTTTGGCTCGTCTGTAATCTCCTCCTCTACTGGTACACCTTTAGTCATGGAATTAGTAAAGGCAACTAGAAAAGACTCTACCGACTTGCTAGTAAAACCTCCCTCTTCCTCTATCCAATTAATAAAATCAAATAGAGTAAAGTCTGCCTCCTCGCCTCTTAATTCATAACTATATTTTGCAGATGAATACATAATAAATGGAATCATCTTAAAAGGATTTCGGTTTAACTTTCCTACCACCTCATCAATGGAAATGTCTAAGGCATCAAGCAATTCGCCCAAAAACCCAAGACCGAAAGTAAAATCGAACTCCCTACCTTTTAACTTTAACTTTATTCTATTCATTTTCTATTATTTTGGATCGGTTGTAACAATAGCACCACTACCACTCAAACTACCACTAAAAGATGCTAATTCATCTCCTGCACTTGCGTCTAAGGATAAGTCAGCAAAGATACCCTCTCCAAAATAGTCTGGT